ACGCTCGCATTCCGTTGGCGTCAGTCTCCGTGCCCAGTACGAGCTGTCCTCCGACGGCGTCCTCGGCTGAGATTCGCCACCCTCCGCTTCCTGCGTGGAGATTTGAGATAACACGTCTTGCAGATCCTGAGGCACGTTCACCTTGCGCTTTTGCGTCCGGCGCAAGATGCCTGCAGCCGCCTTCGCACTCAAAAAGTACTTCGCCGGCACGGTCTGATCCAAGACTTGCCACAATGAAGACACGACGGCGTCGCTGTGGGACTCCGAAGTTTTGCGCGTCCAGTATGCGCCACGCCACGCCATACCCGAGTTCATCCATTTCACCGATGAGTCTTCCGAAGTCGCGGCCTTTAGAGGAGCTGAGTAGGCCTGGGACGTTTTCCAACACCAGCCAGGAAGGCTTGAATCTTTCCACAAGGTCAAGGAAGGTGAAGGCAAGGACGGATCGCTCTCCGCCAAATCCTCTGCGTGGTCCTGCGATGCTGAGATCTTGGCATGGGAATCCTCCAGAGAAGATGTCCGCATCCCGCCAGCTATTGCTGGTGGACCCGCCTTGATCGTCAGTGGGTCCGCTATGTCGTTGAACTTCGTCGGCTGCATGCTGTAGCGGCTGGGAAAGCTCATGAGCGGCAAGCTTGACGATGTCTCCAAGGTTGGGGACTCCTGGCCAGTTGTTGGCAAGGACTCCGCTTTGGTATCGCTCAATTTCGCTGAAGCTAACTGTCTTGATTCCTGCTCGTTCAAATCCAAGATCCATCCCTCCTACTCCAGAGAAGAATGACGCGTTCGTCAGCTGATTCGCTTTACGGTCACCCATATCTCTCCTCTCTTTAGCTTTCCGGCAAGCGCCACAAAAGCAATTGGCGACAGGTCAATAAACCCGTCGCCTTTCCTACTGCACAGGCAATCCCTAACGATCACCCTGATGCAGCCGCCATTGTAGCACACCTCAACCTTGTACGGTTTGTCGCGCCATTTAAAGCCTGGTACTGCTGCGTACATGTACCGCTCGCCAGTCATGTACGGTGGGCATGTGTTCTTGTAGCCCTGTACGCAGTAGAATCCAGAGCGGCCGCTAGTCGACCCATACCAAGTGGCCCTGACCTTGGTAGCTTCCCCGTGTGTTGGGAAGACCAGGGCCAGGGCCAAGAGGAGGGCTGTCAATTGAGCTTCTCCCGCTTTTGCTCTTGGAATATCTCTCGCTCCGCCTGAGCGAACTCCTTCGGGTAATGCTTCTGCAAGAACGATGTTATCCGATCCATAGCGTTCGTCGCCCCGTCCCTTACTCCATCGTTATACGACTTCTGCATTGCCTTCTGCACTTCCGCAACAAGATGCTCGCACACCCCATCGCATTCGCACTCAACCTCAATCGTTACCTTCGTTTTCTCCTCAAACTCCTCGTACTTCGGTGTCATATCACGCCCCCTTAAACGTTGCCGTCGTCCGGTTGAACATCAACTCGGTCCGACCCGTTGGTCCGTTGCGGTGCTTAGCTATCTTACAATGAACTGTCTCAACTGACACGTCAAGTGATACGTCTGTTGACCTCCACAGCATGAGTACAACGTCGGCGTCCTGCTCAATGGCCCCAGAATCCCTAAGGTCTGAGAGCTTCGGCTCGTTGTTCTCCCTGTACTCCGATGATCGGCTGAGCTGGCTGAGTGCCACCACCGGAATGTCTAGTTCCCGGGCAAGGGCCTTCAGGCCTCGGCTGATCTCGGCGACGTCGTAGACTCGGTTGCTGTCCTTGTTGCCACGGTCTGGCGACATGAGCTGCAAGTAGTCCACGACAACGAGGTCAAGACCGTGCTCTGTCTTGAGCCGCCGGCACTTAGACTTCATGTCACCAGGCGACGCAACTGGGGCATCCTCAACGAAGATCTTGCTCTTCTTGATGCGGTCAGATGCTGCCATGACTTCGGTCAGTGCAGACAAGTCAAGTTGGCCGTGACGGATCTCGTGCAGGCCAATGCCGGAAACAGACGACAGCAGTCTGCTGCCGATCTGCTCCCTGCTCATTTCAAGTGAGAAAATTGCAATGGACTTGGCGTTCTTAAATGCTGCGTTAGCTGCCATAGTTGTAGCCAGTGCTGTCTTGCCGACGCTCGGCCGCGCTGCGACAATGATGAGGTCTCCGCGCTGCCAACCGCCAACGATGCTGTCGATCCCAGAAATGCCAGACGGCACGCCAGACGCACCACCGGCCTGCATGACCGCAAGCCGATCCATGGTCTCAGCCATGACCGAATCCATGTCGGAGAACTTCCCCTTACTACGCACCCTGCTGATGGACGACACGGCCCTCTCCGCCTCTGCCAACGCTTCGTCGGCAGTCTTGGCTAGGCGTGACGCATCAGCAATACGAGCAGCAGCCTGGTGCACATCTCGTCGGATTGCATTGTCAATCACGATGTCAATGTACGACTCAAAGTTGTAGCTCGTTGGCGTCTCTCGGATAAGGTCCGAGATTCCTGCAGCTCCACCAGCTTCCTGAAGCTTGTCGCACTTGGTCAGCTCCTCAGAAAGCGTAACGATATCAATGCTGACGCCAGCTGCCAGCAACACCTTGATCGCATTGAACATGTGCCGGCATTGCATGTCGTCAAAGTCCTGAGCGGTCACGCGCTCAGCTACCTGCGACGCCACCTCACCAGAGATGAGGCAGGCCCCAATCAGCGCCCTCTCGGCCTCCCGATTGGTGCGCGTCATTAAAAGACCTCCTTGGTGTGATACGCCTCTTTAGCAGCTACCAAAACCTCTTGGAGGCTCTCCACCCCGATGTTCTCCTGTCGGCCCTGCTCGTCAATGCTCGCTGCGCATTCGTCGCATAGACCTCGATCAATCTCAAATCCCTCAACGAAACTCATTTCGCACTCGCTGCAGCGATATACCTTGTTGCCGTATGCGTCTTCACTCATCTTCGCTCTCCTCCTCTTTGATGCGCTCCCACATGAAGCAAGGCTTCATCTTTCCGGCATCAATCCTCTTCTTGTACTTCCCACAGATTGGGCAACTGCCGTCATTGACGTAGTCGCCGGCGCCGAGGACCTCCTCAGCTTCTTTCTTCTTTCTCGCCATGTAGTGCCTCCTCTAACGGTATTTCCTTTACCGGACTAGGATACCCAGTCAGTTGGTAGTAGTCAATACCGTGCTTGCGGCAGTACGCTCGCAGGGACATCCCCTGCTCCTTAGCGTCCTCCACAAACAATCTTAGCACATCTTTTTCAACCCGTGTTTTCTTCTCTCTAAAGACCACGTTGCACCACCTTTGAGCAGCCTCGGTAATCCCTGCAGGCGTGGTAAATAGCTCGCGCCCGATCCGTACCCTTGAGCCACCTGTTGATCAGGGCGACGAACAGTCCCGACCACTCAGCTGAGTGGAACCCAGGAGTGGCCACGTGAGCCAGCTCATGGAGCGCGGTGTCGTAATCGTCGTAGAACGTGCATAGCATGATCTTGGGATGGTCCTTATCGGCCTCGCCCAAGGGACACTTTGTGCGGTTCCCGGCATGGTAATGGATCGTGAGCGACGAAACGTAGATACCTTCGGCTACCGCCACCTTACGCATCCACTCAATGAGCGGCTTCCACTGGAGCCGGAGCTCCTTTGGGGCGTTGTTGGTGAAGGTAATCCTAGCGACGCCGCCCTTGCTTTTGGATCCACCCATCGAACACCTCGTCCAATTTCGCAGCGGCACTTAGCCTGTCCAGTACTTCGCTGCCTTCTCCTATTTTATACGTTTTCGTTGCATCTTTCAAGTACCAAGCGCTGGCCTTCCAGCCCTTGTCGCCGAAGTAGATGATGCCTTGGACTTTCCCGTCGGGCCAGATCATCCCCTTCTTACTAAGAAAGTTCATCTTGCAGCTTCTCGTCCAGCTTCTCGTCCAGAGCAACCCAGCTCTTGGGCGGTACGCCGCGGGTCACAAAGGACCACTTCCCTTGGCCAAGGGCAATGAGGATCTTGGCGTAGTTCTGGATGTCGATCAAAGCGTCGTGGACGCTGTCGTCAAACCAGTCCTCAGCTACTACGGCCTTGCCGTCAACGATCTTACCCTGGAGGGCCGTAGCCACACGGGAGCACTTGTCCTCTGCCAGACGTGAGAACACGCCGTAGGGACCGAGTGCCTCAATGTTGCCTGGGCCGTAACCGGCCTGGCGCTCTACCATGATCTCATGTGACTCAGTAGCCAGCTCACTGAAATACTGTGTGAAAGCTTCTGGTACTTCTCGCTTAGCGCTCATCTTCCAACTCCTCTACAATCTTCTCTGCCATCTCTGGAGTGATGAACTGGGTCACAGATATTGTTCTAAGGCCGCATGCCTTGCAGTCCATCACCCTCAACGACTTGTTGTTAACGACGACGGCCTTGGCCCTGTTTGGAACGAGACTAGGCTCGCTGCAAACAGGGCACTTGAGACCGTGCTTCATCGCTTCTTATCTACCAGTGCGAACGTCAGCAACGACGCACCTAGTGCCAAGGCCACGTTCGCCGAGACGCCAGCCACAACTCCAAAGACTCCCGCAGCCGGAATAAAAGTGTCTCGGAACCTAGGGTGCGCAACAGCTGCAGACGCTCCGCGCTTGACGTTACTAAAAAAACCTTCAGTCTGCTTCTCTTCATCGGGCATCGTCGCCATCTTCAAGCTCCACAATCTTTAGGGCTACGCCTGCAGAAAGCTGCAGCACTGCGTCATACGGGATCTTAACCTCTTCCCGCTTGTCCTCTGGGACACCCTCAAAGTACTTATCAATGAACGAAGCGGCAACGATATTAAATGCCACTCCCCATTTCGCCGCTACCAGGGCTACGTTCCCCTTCGCTGGCTTGACCTTCTTTGGTACTGCCATAAAGCTTCTCCTTGATCTCCAACCAATCCCGCTCATCCATGATGACCATGACCCGCCGCTGTGTGCCAGCTCCAGGTGCATCGCCGATCACGAGGTAGGGGATCTCCCCAGCCTTTACAACGATCTTCTTCAACCATCCCCAGTACTTATTGGAAAACATCGTGCCGACCTTGGTCTGGATCTTAAACAGACCATCCACCGTCACGTCGTCTGGGCCACCGAACATGCCAGTCCTGCGGCCGCCATGCTTCTTCGCGGTCTCCCGCTCAAAGGCATTACCCCTGGACCGGTTCAGTCGACCCTGTCTCGCCTTGTCCGTCATCCTCTTCCTCCACAACTGCAATAGGTGCGCCGACTCCCGTGCCGGCATTGCGCATCAGCTCCCAGAAGAGCTTCTCTCCCTCTTGCAGCAGCTGCTCTGTCTCGCCCTTCCTGTAGGCGCCATGAGCGTTCATGAAGTCAATAGCCTTGTCTTTGTAGGCTCCCATCCATGCCTCCTTGCTGTAGATTGCGACGTACCTGGGAGAGCCATCGGCTTGGTATTGGATACCAAGACCGATGAGCCCATCCTCAAGTTCGTCTACAAACTTCGTCTCGTCAATCACGAGCGCTTCTTCAGTGGCCCCCAGATCAACGGGCTTGCCTCGTTGGCGAGCAGGCTATACCCCTTCGGGTTGCCGTCCTTGTCGCTGCGCTCCTCCAGCTTGCCAATGACGTGTAGGTGCTGACGCGGATCGTTTGTCTCGCGGTTCACCGTACTATCATAGATCTTCTGGATGTGCGCGGCCAGGTCAGCCTCAAAGACCAAGATCGTTACGCGCTCGTAGCGATTCGGTGCCTCGGACTTTGACCGGACGTCAGCAGTAGCGCCCATGAATGCGTCGTACGCATAGGACTGCATGCTGCCGAAGAACTTCCAAACGTCTCGACCAGCCTTGGTCTTCTCCTTCACTGGAGCTACCTTGTCCGTGAGCCAAAGATCAACCCTATCCATTAGAACTCCCACTCTCCGTCAGCCTTCTTGGACTGACCTACTACAGGCTTCACTGTGTCGCCAAAGACCTCCTTCGCCGCCTTAGCGATGGCTGCGTCTCCCGAATCGTTCTCCGGATCGTCCCCAGTCGGGATGAGGAACGTCGTGAGCAGCGCGTACTTGAGGGCACCAGTCGTGGCCTTGTACACGTGCTTATCCCCTGAGTCAGCACCAGATCCAAGCGAATAGATCGTGTGCTTCTCGCCAGTCTCGCCATCCACCAGATGCCACGAGTACTTGAACGTAAGGATCACCTGCTTGCCAGATGCAGATGGGCCCTCGCTCAGCTTCTCAATGTCGCCTGGAAGGATCGCAACTCCCTTGGCCGCCAGCTTTTCGCGGATGGTATCTGCCACCTGCGATGCCATAACGTACTTATACCCCTGGGCCTGATTGGTACCGCCCTTGGCGATGTACCCAATCTCGCCCATGACTTCGGCCAGCTTGCCGGCCAGCGTCTTACTTGCCATCTTCTCCTCCTCTGCACTTGGTGAAGAACTCGCAGTACCCACATGGGAAGAGCCAGTTCCCCGTTTTCTTTGACCTGTACTTCTCCTCCGGGAGTCTCCACGGAGGGGTGTCACTGAATCGGTCACTGTTCAGCACCTCCAGAATCCTCAGAGCTTTCTCTCGCCACGACTCATCAACGATGAACTCCTCGGTGGCGAGATCCCCTGCCCTGATGTAAACCAACCGTGCTGAGTAGTCGTGGCCTCGCATTCGCCGCAACGACTCCGCATAGATTGACGCTTGAATCTGATGCTCCGGCTTTGGAATAAACTTCCAGGCCGAATCCTTCACAGACTTGTACTCAATCAGTTCATGCTGGCCGTCCTTCCATTGTACCACACCGTCGGCGTTCCCGCCAAAATTCAGCTCTGGGATCGACACAGGCACCTCCTCCTCGTAGGAGATCAGGTGCTCGGAGCCCCGCAGCCGCTCGTTAAACGCCGTGTTAATGATGTGCCCACGCTCAAAAATACGAAAGACCTCTTCCCCGCGGACGTCCGTAGGCTCTACGCCCTTGGCGTAGTACCACTGTTGCCGTAGGCAGCTACCCAGTAGGGAGCCACGCCACTTGGCACTAGCGGGACGCTCTGTGCGTCCCTTACGGAGGCCCTCGTCAAAGAGGTCTCCAATGAGCTTCTTAACCATCGCCCCTCCATTGCCCCAATTAGACCCCCCAGCCGGAGGGGCGCCCGGCTGGGGGAGAACTTTATCCGTTCAGGATGGATTCTACAATTGCATCCCAGTTGTTGTCAAATCTGAGCGCCCTATCGTCAACGTAGGCTTTGGCCACAGGCTTTCCAGCCCCGACCCAGATCTCGTTGTATGGCACACCCCAGGTGTCCAAATAGTAGCGCATCTCGTCAATGCGTTCTGCTCTGTCTTCAAACTTTTCCCATGCCCGAGCGGAA